TCACGAAGACGTTCTCTTTGACCTGATTCCATATCAAAATTTTTTGGATCAGTTAAAGTCCAACGCCATTGTTTCATGTCTGCATTATACCACAAATTAATTATCATGCTTTTGATATTCTAATTTAATCCAATTTAGAAGAGCATTTACTTCTGCTCTCTTTTCTTCAGTCATATCAATACCTTTACTGAAGATATAGAAATCTAATGCTTCAATAGCAAGGTTTCTATCTTGTTGTGAAATAAGTGACATAACAATAATTGAATTGTTTGGAGATATTTATTCTCCAATCGGAGCAGCAGGGATTGAACCTGCGACCTCTGGTTCCCAAAACCAGCATTCTACCTCTGAACTATGCTCCGTGGTGGGAAATCACAGATTCGAACTGTGGACTTTCTGCGTGTAAAGCAGACACTCTAACCACTGAGTTAATCTCCCAAGTGGGAAGTGTTAGAGGACTTCCCATACGACTATCAGAACAATGCCCTGATAGAAGGTGATACAATGCTGAAGTAATTACTAACTCCCCACAGGCATCAGCAACACTTTTAGCAAGGTTGGAGTCTACTTAGTTAATCGCTAAGGACTACCAAAGGAAGGTCAGGGATTCGAACCCTGGGAGGCTACAAACCTCAATAGTTTTCAAGACTATCACCATAAACCACTCGGTCAACCTTCCAATTTGATGGGTTAAGTGTGATGTACCTCATAAGGATACAACAGGGACTTAACCTCTATCAATTATGTATCACATCTGAATAGGAACAAGAACTTTATTGTTCTTCAGTTGTGCAATCAGTTTACCCACACTTTCAGCAGTACGAACTTGATCCTCAACATCAACAGGATTTTGACAAGAGAACATGTAGGACTTATCAGGATTACTCTTATAAGTCACTCCAACTTGCATTTCATCATAGTCAAAAGAAACTTGAGAAATAGCAGAAGATTCAACAGCAAGAATAGCAGTAACAGACATGTGCTTTTGATTGATTACTTTGTAATGATAGCAGATTTAAGGGGGAAAGTCAAGGGGTTTGTGCCACTTACAGAACTGTCACAGTGCTCCAGTCATCTTTGAACACTAAAAGAACAGCATTACTATCTTTCGGATTAAATGTAAAATATTGTTCTGTTATGCACACAATAGTTCCTACCATATCTTTGTAGGATATTGACATTTTTTCCTTAAATTTTGGGAGTGTCATCACATTTTCCTTCAAGAGATTTAACAAGTAATGCAGTAAACAGTTCCATCTTTTCTGGATGTATTGCTGCTGGATTCTCATTGATAGCATTTTTCAATGCAATCAGTTCATTCCATTCTTCAGTTGTGAGGTCTGTTTGAGCAGTTCTTGAATGTGTCATAGGTTGCTTGTTTTATGCTCATATCCTAACATACTATCTAGGATTTGCATGGGTTCTTAAGGTTGTCTTTGGGATTGCTTTACATTACTTTATGAACTCATCTAAAGCATCTAAATCATCTTTTAGTTCTTGTTCTTGTTTCTTATCATGATAATAACTCCAGAGAGCATTATGAACTTCCATAAGATGGTCTACCCAGAAACCAGAAGGATATATTCCCAGAGCATCTTGAAGTCCTCTATGACTGGTTCCTTCACTTTCTGCCTTACACATAATATAGCAAATTGCCTGAACCATATCAAGTTTGTCAGATTCAGAAAGCATAAAATACTTTCCTACTGCTCGTTGCTTTGCCTCTTCATTTGCTTTTTGAAGTTGCTTACAAGAATCAGAATCCCACCATTCTTGTAGTGCTTTACCAAATTCATTTGGTTGTTTATCCAAATGGTCCCCACTTTCCACGATCACCCTCCTTTCTGTTTTCTAGTTTATCTAGCAACTCATCAGTACTGATGACACTATCAATTCTTTGAATTAAATCAGCAATAACAGAAACTACCATAGGTCTTTCTGTTCTAGAAGCATAAGCAAGTGCATTTCTTAAATTACTTTCTGCTTCTCTAAGTGATTCTTCAACTTGTTGTCCCAATGCCATCTTCATCCTCCATTAACATACAATCAATACATGACTTTAATTCTAGCATATCCTCATAAGAAAGTCCATCTAAAGTGATGCAGTGAGGATCAGTAAAACAAATGGTGATGTTATAAAAATCACCATCAAATCCACCACAAGTTTGGATTGGTTTTAATTTCATTATTCTGCCTTTTTCAGAGTGTAAGAACCATTTTCATTAGAAATCCACTCAAGAATGTCACCTTCTTTCCAACCAGTTTTTTCAATTAATTCATCTGGGAAAGTGACTACACAATTGTCACCATCTTCTTCTACAGGAACAACCCAACTATTTTGTTGTTCTGCTGCCTTACACATAGCATTAAGTTCTTCATCAGTGTACTTTAATGCTTCCATGTCACTATGTCCCCAAGGGGGCATACAATCATCTATTTTCTTTTGATTTTCTTCATTTTGTTTGACTACAGTTTCCTTCCAAGCAAGTTGAAACTTTTCATCAAACTCTGCAAGATAATACTGAAGAAATTCATCCACAGCATACATCAACTGTTCAACTTTATCATACTGATGTTCTTGAAGTCTATCTATTGCACAATCAAGAATCTCACGTGCAGAACAAATCTTAGATGTTACTGCATCAAGATCATTCATCACTGTCCACATTTTGCTGGGCATCTTGTTCTTTCAAGTAAAGTTTGACTTGTTCCATAATCATAGCACTGATCTGCTCAGATGTCATGCCATTGAGGACACTCCATCTACTGTCACAAGGGTCCCACTCTAGAGTAAAACTTCCATCATTATTCTCAGTTAATTTGAGACCATCATCAGTCTCTGGGTTTTGGTTTGTTACATTCATTGCAATAATAAGAAAATCCAGATCTAAACAATTTTACCACTTGATAGTGTTTAGAATCAAGTGGTTTTCCCTCTCCACATTTAGAACAAACTCTAGTTTGGGTAGTAGTCTCCATCCCATTCAGATTTTTCTTTCTTACGGAGAGTCTTAAGTTCTTTGTAAAGTTCCTTGATTTGCTGATAAGCATCTTCTGGAGAGATCTTGTCTGCAATTTCAAGTCCTGCAATGAGCCCAACTTTATCACCAAAACGAGCGAGTGCTCTTTCGAATTCTGTGAGTGTTTCATACATTGAATTGATTCCCCCAATCATCTGCAAGTATATCTATGCGACGATCTACTGCTTCAATTGAGTTGATAACTTCATAGAGAACATTGGTAGTCTCTACATTTTCTTCTTCTAGTTTCTTAATCTTCTCCTCAAGTAATTGCACATGTCTGGTTAGTTTAGCACATAGACCTGCAAGAGAATACTTATCACCAGTCACTTGATCAATAACATAATCTTCAGGACATTCATAACTGGATAACATTTTTTTAATCCAACCAAGCATCACAAAACTCCAACTGATTTAAGATAGTTTCTATACCTCATGTATCTACCTATGCTAGGTTGTCCTGGTACATTTAACTGATGACAGATCTCACAATAACACAACCATTCATACCATGGTGTGGTAGAATCTAATACATGATAGTTCATTCAAATGCTCCTGGTTTAATGTTAAACAATGGTACACTTGGTTTTGCTTCATGTATTTCTACATATACATTTGTTTGTTTATTCCACTGTCTAATCACACCAGCAATAATAAAACAATTAGTGATGAGATATGTACTAAAGATAACAGTTCTAATTACTGCTACTTTGTCTGCTACTTGATCTCTTTTGTGTGCTTTTTCTCCTAGTGCTTTTGCCCACAATCGCCACGCCATTTGACTCCAGTTTGTATTCATTTACTTTGAATTTGCCTCTTACCAAATACTTGTTTGCATGATCTTCAGTTTGAAACCAGCATACTTTTTTATCATTTCCATCCTTATGTTCTACCCTGTAGGGAAACGTAGGATATGGAAACTTTGGTTTGTCTTCTTTCATTAGGTTGGTTGTTCCTTCCTTTGAGTATAACAGGAATCAAATGTCATGTCTAGTATTTCATTGCAAAGTTTTTGATTCTCTGCACTAAAAGCAATACCATGAATTTGATAATACCTTACTGCTTCATAAATGAGTCTACATTGTTCTTGATTAAACTTCATTATTTTTTCCATGGAGAGGACAGTCGCTATTAACCCACTTCCTATTTACAGGCATATTTTGATTGTCAAGGATTGGACATTTACATCCCTTAGCATATGCTTCATCAGTGCCAGGAACTAAACCATTCCAGGCACCATACTTTTCATCATAGATGTCTGTATCATTATCAGGCTGCTCAAGTTGAGAAATCTTTGCTTTAAGTTTAATAATTTCCTCTTGCAGTTCAGCAACAATTTCATAATGATCTTCCATCATTTTGATATCAAACTCATTAGCAATCTTGCGCATGTTTTCATCACTGCGCATATCATTGAAAGCAACATAACAAGCACCTTTCATAATGCCAACTTCATTATGCCCCATTGCTTGAAGAAAATTTTCCCACAATTTAAACAACTGTATGCTGTTTAGATCTTCTGCAGGAACCTCCATAGTAATATGTTGCTCAGGAAGAATCTCATCATCATAGATCCCACCCTTAAAATCCCAAGTAGAATCAAACTTGAGAGTGATTTTTGCAGTGTAGGTCATGAAGAAGGTTGATCAATATACTGTATTATACAGCATCTTCCTTCAGTTTGGGAAGGTACTGTGACAGTTCAAAAATTGGCACTAAACAAAAGTGTTTTCGTAATACACTCTCCAAATTGTTCGAGAACCAGCAGTAGCAGTAGTTGACATTACAAAGTTCTTGCTTGTAGCCACTTTGCCACATCTTGAACAATTTGGAGTTAATCGTGTCAATAATCATCTGGTAGTTAGTCATGTAGAATGATCGACTGATTGCATCCTAGCAGATTAACTTTCTGATGTCAACCCTTACCTGGCATTTGGGGCCAATCTACATTTGATACCATTGTAGGATTGGTTGGATCTAAAACAGGTTGTGCAGTTTTGGTAATATCTCTGAGTGCTTGTCTATAATCTTTTTCTTCTTGAGAAATTACACGATCACCAACTGCCCACCAATCAGTATCAATAAGTCTTCTGTCTCTTTCTCTTCTCAAATATCTCATAGCAGAATCTACACGAATTCTTTCAATCTCTGCCTCCACTTCTTCCTTTGTAGGAGGATCAACTGGATTGGTATCATGCCAAGTTAGATTCTCATAAAGCTCTTCGCCCTCTAAAACCCAAGTACATCCAGGTCTTAAATTAAAGACCGCTGTACTAACT